TTTTGCCTCTTGAGATATGTTTCTAATATTTTGTATTTTCATACAAAATATTATAAAACATCAATTATAATAGTCTACTAGTTTATGCTCTGGTTAATAGAAAGTGTTGATGATCGAAATCCACGATCACTTGGGTCCCTATTACGGTAATAAAGAGAACCCCTTGGTTCTCTATTACGTAAGTAATAGGGTGATGTTGCGCAAACTATGTTTAGGGAGGATGAAGCCAGAGAAATAGTAAGTTTGCAGTGCCGTAAACTGGTAAATTTTGACCAGTGAAAAATCGACTTTTGCAATCTTGATATTGAGTGCTATTTAGTAAGAATGAGTATATTTGTACCCAGCAGTTGGAAATGCTCTGCAATCTAAATTCCAAGCAAGTAAACTGGCTGTTTAGAATGTTTGAGCGTGACTTAGTATTCTTTAGTAAGAGATAGTAAGTAATCTTATGTAAACTGGCTTTTGAGTATGAATTTTTCATGATCTTTCCTCCTCATGCAAAATCCACACATTGCCATTTTCGACAGGTAAAACAGCGCCAGTATTTGGGCATTTAAAATGGGTTGGTAAAAGCATTTGCTGATTGCCGAACTGATCCGCAAATTTCATATCCTCGATGCACATCAATCCATATTTAGAACGATGCTCAGGATAGCCTAATTTTGATGTTTCACGAATGAATTTAATATAGCCCTTGGTTGCTAAAACGGAGATGCGATCATTAATGGTTCTGATACCTCCTAGACTGGCTTTGCTTTCAAACTTCTCAGCAAATTGGTTGCTGGTATAAAGATTTCCTTTTAAAGCTTCTTCTGAGATTAAATCTAAAATAACATCGGACTTTCTATGCCTTTCAGCATCAAGCTTATTGCCATAATCCTGGGATATTAATCGTTCAGAAAATGGATTTAGCTCAACCCATTTATTATCTTCTTTCTCAATTATTTTGCGTGGAATTGATGAACCATTACGAAGCTCAAAATATAGGTGAATTCTTGAATCTAATTCGTCAGGGCGGTGAAGAATTAGACCAGAGCTATAAAAGCTTCTTAAACTTCCAGCGCCACTAAATGCTTGAAACGGATCTTCTTCTAAATCTTTCTTTTTGATCTTTTTTGTATGATGACAAAGAATAATCCCCATATCAGGATTAAGCAGTGAGCGAAGCTTCTCAATGCGATTTTGTAGGAAAAACAGCATCGCATTATTATCATTCTCACTAGAGGTTGGAGAGCCGCCATCAAATAGATTTCTGATTGGATCTATGCAAAGAATATCAATCTTTTCATTACCAAAATTATGCTTGATGGTTTTGTAAACTGTGTCGATTCCCTCATCATTTAAAATCATCTGAATATTACTGGTTGAAACCAGATTATTTGATGATTTGGCAATAATTTCTTTTGAGACTTTAAGCTTTTTAACTCGCTCTCTCATATAGTGATAGCCAATCTCAGCTTGCAGATAAAATATGCGAAGAGGTCTTGGTGGCTTTAATCCAAGAAAAGATTCACCTGCTGCCATATGGATTAGAAAGTTGATCAAAAAATCACTTTTTCCAACTTTGGGAGCGCCACCAATTAGAAGTAATCCACCAGGAGTTAATAATCTTGGAAATATTAAATCCTGTGGCATTGGTGAGATATCAGATAGAAGCTCTGATATGGTAAATGAAGGAAGTTTTTTGCTTAAATCTTTGGCCGTGTTTAAAAAGCTTCTGACATCAAAACTTTCTGTTATGGCATCATGTGCATCCCATTTATCTTTTTTACTTTCTGGTGGCGTTAAAACTGAAATAAAAGAACATTTGCCGGATAGATATTCAGCTAATTTATTGGCATAATTTATTCCTGCCTCATCATTATCTGGCCAGATTATTACTTCCTTATCCTTTAAATGTGACCAGTCGGTTTTTTCTAAAGGAGCATTTGCACCACACATTGCGGTTGTTGCGGTAAAGCCAAATTTAATTAAAGCATCTGCTGACTTTTCTCCTTCAACAATAATGACCTTTTTGGAACTGATAATTCCTGGAATATTGTAAAGCGGTCTTATTTTTGGAGCTTGGGATTTTTTATTTTTTACATCCCAGATTCTAAATTGTTTGCCATTCTCATTGTCATAGCGATAAACAACTGCTGATAGACGATTATTTGCATCAAAATAATTCCAGCTTTTTGAAGGCTTGCCAAGAGTATCAATTGGGGGTGATTTTTGAACTGGCTGGTTTTTCCAGATAGTTGAATTGATTGAAGAATTACCAAGCCAATCGTTAATTTCAGTGAGTAATTTTGGAAATTCGCTTTTGCTATACCCTCTAACTTCAGACCAAAGATTTAAAAGATCACCGCCTTGATTAGTTGCAAAATCATGCCAGCAACCTTGCTTATTTCCTTGAAGCTGAACAACTAAGCTTTTGCCTTTACCTCCTTCTACATCACCGGCATAATAACAATGGTTTTGAATATAGCCTTGAGGTAGAAGGTGATTCAAAACTTCATTTATTCTATGAAGTAGTGATCTTCGAACTTCCTCGATATCAATTTGCTTTGAGATCTGCCCCTGATTATTTGCGCTGTTAAAATCTAAAAAATTATCCATATCCACTAAAATTTCAGATTAAAACAACGCTTACCCCATGGGCAGAATTTGCACTCAAAGTAGGATGAGTCAGATGATATTCGAGGAAGCAGCTCTCCAGCATCAGTTGAGGTTATTATCCTGACAGCCTTATCACTTAGTTTTTGAGCAAGGGACTGATCAAATTTGATTAACTCAAAATATAGCTCTGCTGTATCTTTATTAATTGCTGTGAAGAGAGTCGGATTCTTTGATATGCCATCAATGCTGCTTTCCATATAGGCTTGATAGATAGCAATTTGTGCTGCATAAATTGGCTTTGAAATCGCCAAACCTTTTTTGACTGTGTCGTTAAATGATTTGTTGTTGAGTGATTTACATTCCCAGAGCATTGGAAATGTTAGATTTAAATCAGATTTTAATTCCTTGGGCGCATCAATAATCACACCATCAACATGACCTTTGATTTTGCCATTTAGGGCAGAAAATCCAAATTGAGAGCCATCCTTTTTCTCGGTGATTAAATTAAATCCTGCTTGTCTTAGCCATTTAATTGCCAGCTCTTCAAAAACATGTCCTGCCTGAAATATCCGCAGTGTCTTGCCTGTGAAGTGTTGATTCTCATCTTTTGGCGTGTTAGTATATTCAAATTGCAAAGCACGAGAGCAACTAACACCTAATCTTGAGGCTCCAAGATAATTTCTAGGTTCTTGCTTCTCATTTTCCCCCGTTAGAGATTTATCAATTAATATTGATATTTTCTCTGATAAATCTGGTCTATGATTAAAATCTAGCATGGCAAATCCTCCATTAAATTTGAACTTTCTTCCTTTTGTCTCATTGAGTCCTGATAGGCGGTAACTGCCACTTCAATTAGGCAAAGAACTTCTTCTCTGGAGTAATCAGCAACTGGTCTGTTCATCCCAATTTCTGCTACATATTCACCAAGTGGTTTTAATGCTGATTCAATCGAATCTTTTTCTGCTTTTGTTAAATCGATCATGTTGTTTGACTTAAAATATTGATAAAAAATTTCCTGACAGTTTCGAGAGCAAAAATGCTTTCGCTGTTTTTGATTTCTTGGATCTCCTGCGCGCAGTGGTGGCGGAATAAATCCAAAACCCTGAGCCTGTCTGTAACAAATTTCACAAACTCTCATAAGGCGTTACTAATTTGAGGTTGATCTAGAAACAGGCTCTTTATTGCTTGTTTGTTGAAGTGGAATTTAAGAAGATTGGCAGCCTTATATTTGGTGATGCCAAAGTCGCTTCGATATATTTGTGGGAGTAAATTTAACTGCTTTACTGAGGCTGGTTCATTTAGCCATTTTTTGGATTTATAAGCGTTCTCGTAAGTCTCATATTCATTTAGAAAATCATCTGCCTTGGCTAGGCATATTTGCTTTGAACCTTTAGCAATTATCTTAATACCAAAAACTTCGCTACCACCAATGGCGTTCCAACTATCATTTAAGAAAAAGACACCTGCAAAGGCGTTAAAGCCAGATGCCATAAAAGATGAGCTATCATCAAATAAATCGCACCATTTGAAATTTGATCTTTTGGTCAACAGATCAATTTCAGTCATTTCAAAATCGGTTAATTCTGATTTTATCTCTTCCTCATTTACCGATAAATCAGCACCGCATAATGGACATTCTTTTGAAGCTGAAGGAATTAAGGAATTGCACTCAAAACAGCTTTTTTGGTTATTTTGTTTTTTCTTATTTTCTGATTTCTTTCTTGTCTCTAAATTAGCATCAACTTCCAAACAGCCATGAGTTAAACTCGATGTTCCAAAGTCTAAAATTATGCAATTTTCTTTGGTGATATTTGGATGGATTTCAGGATCAATTACTCGAAGCCCTCTACCAATCATTTGAATCATAGTAGATTTAAATGATGAAGGGCGAAGCAAAATAACGCAGGAGGTTGGCTGATAATCCCAGCCTTCAGTTAGAACTGAAACATTTACAATGACTTGGGCATCACCTTTTTCATATTCAGCTAGGACAATTTTGCGTTCATTATCAGTTAATCCGCCATGAACTAGAGAAGTTTTAATGCCATTATTGTTAAAAGCTTCAGCTACAGAAATTGCATGTTTAACAGTTGAGCAAAATATTACTGTTTTTCTACTTGAAGCATATTGTTTCCATTTGCTAAAGACCGCATCAGTGATCGGTGATTTATTCATGATTTTTTCCACTTCACTCATATCAAAATCACCGGCTGTCTTTTTAACTTTTCCTAAATCCTTTTGCGTGCCAACATCGATAATATAGGTTTTTGGTGGCACTAAATGACCTGATGCAATTAATTCTGAAATTCTGATTTGATCAGCAACATTAGAAAATACGCCTGATAGGTTTTTCTTATCACTCCTATTTGGCGTTGCAGTTACGCCATAAATTAGAAGATTTGGATTTAGAGTTTTTGCTCTTGAAATTATCCTTTGATAAGAATCGGAGGTTGAATGATGTGCCTCATCAATTACTAAAAAATCAATTTTAGGAATTTCATTTAGGTTGTTTTGCCTGCACAGAGTTTGCACCATAGCAAAAACCGCCTGACCGTCAAATGACTTGGTTTTTGCATCAAAAATTGATGTAGAAATATCAGGATTAACTCTTAAAAATTTGCTTTGATTTTGCGAAGTTAATTCATCCCTATGAGCAAGAATTAATGCCTTTTGCTTCTTATTTATGATTTTTCCGGTAACAGCAGAAAATAATATGGTTTTGCCAGCTCCTGTTGGTGCTATTCCAAGAGTGTTGCCATGTTCTTGAAGTGCGACAACACTCTTTTTTACAAATTCCTCCTGTCTTGGTCTGAGTATCATTTTATATCCTTAAAAATATTTAATGATTACTGCGCCCAAGTTGGCCTATTATTTGCTTGGCGATTATTATTTGGCTGCTGAGT